ACCTGCGCCAGCACCAGCACCAGCACCAGCACCTGCACCTGCGCTAGTGTCCGATGGATCTGGAGACAGCAGAGGGGAGGCACCAGCACCGGCACCAGCACCAGCACCAATTCCCATGCTATTTCCAATTGAACTCATGCTATTTCCAATTGAACTAACTGCATTACTAATTCCACTAAATAAGCTACCATCTGATGCTGGTGCTGCTGCTGCTGGTGCTGCTGCTGCTGTATCAGGAATTAACGGTTTTAAATTTGCATCATCAATCTTGTTTTTTTTTAAGAATTCCCTCACATATTCTTGTTTTTTTCTGTTTGTCCAATCATAATCATTATAAGCATTTAATAATTCGTTAACGGTTTTTAAGTTGTTTTTGTCATTCCAGGTAAAAATCTGGTCATAAATTTTATTTATACTAGTAGTATCAACAGACCTTCTATCACCATTGAATAAATATTTATTTCTGTCGTTCTCAAATGAATCAAACATACCCTTAATTGCATCGTTATGTTGGTATGCCAAGGATGGTGGCCACATCCCTCCAATTATTTTTTTATTCATACTCTATATATTTAACCCAGAAATTATTATTCGTTTATGTTCATCTAAAAACAACCAATCTAAATATATACATGACATTTTACCTAAATATTTTATTATTTCTCATCATTTTATTTTTATACATCCATATTGTTCATCAATACAAACGTAGTGAAGATTTAGAGATATATGAAATGGATTATGCCTCCAACGACCACTTACAAGAAGTATGCGATATTAAGCAACCCGTTCTTTTTGAGTACCGTTCTGTAAATCCAGAATTCTTCACTAAAGTAACTTACGACCGTTTGTCCGATGATTTTTACGCCAACACCGACATCAAAGTAAAAGACATCAATGATTATTGGGAGACTGATGACACCGTAGATTACGTTGTTTTACCTTTCCAAACCGGAACGAACCTCATGCGCACTGACCCAAAATCCAAATACTTCACAGAAAATAATGAAGAGTTTTTAGAAGAATCTGGGCTATTGGAGTTGTTCCAATCCAATGATTCTAACATTAAACCTTATTTCACTGCATTAAGCAAATACGATATTTGCACTGCCTCTAAAAATACAGTTACACCTCTACGCTACCACACTGGCTACCGACAATATTTGTGCGTCAACACTGGCAAAATCAGTGTTAAAATGACTCCATGGAAGAGTACAAAATATTTATACCAAAATAAAGATTTTGAGAACTATGAATTCCGGTCACCAGTTAACGTATGGAAACCACAAAAAAAATACTTGCACGAAATGGATAAAGTCAAGTTCTTAGAATTTGAGGTTTTGGAAGGCCATATGCTTTTTATTCCACCTTATTGGTGGTACAGCATTAAATATACTTCGGAAGAGGATACACTTGTTTGTGGATTTTCATATAATAGTGTTATGAATTGCTTGGCGAATTCACCTGATATTGCCAAGTATTATTTACAACAGCACAATATTAAAAAGCGTATTACGAAGACATTGGAATTAAATGAAGAAGCCAAAGAAGCAAAGGCGGAACAAGAAGAATTAGAGAAGGTTGCAGAGATTGATGCAAAAGTAGAGCCCGAACATGGTGCAAAGAAAATTACTGAAGTGCCGCTTTAAGCGTCGGTAAGTGCATTCTTGTCCACTGTTACTTCTTTCAATACATTACGCATTATTTTATCCACATGTTTATTCTCTTCTTCATTGCTATATCCACCTAATGAACTCAGTGAAATTTTCATGAATTCATTATTCTCAGGAGTATCTGACCTTACATAGTCTGGATTCTCTGCCTGCCATGCAGGTAATTGCTCCAAGTTTTTACGGGCAATACGGCTTACTATTGTTCTTAGTTTGGACTTTTCTGAATTATCTTTTTCCCAAGTATCTTGGTTCTTGATATACACTGTTTCTCGCTTATAATCTGTGCAATGAAGTGGGCGTTCATATACGTCTAATTCTTTCAGTTTATTAATGAAAATTCGTGAGATACCTAGTACGTAACCTAGTTTTCCAGTAGCCTCTAAGTCAGATACATTAAGGTTCAATGAATCTACAAAATCCGTGATACTAATCGCGTCTTTACATTGCTCGTTTAAAAAGACATTGAGGTTGAAACTATTGTGGTTTGTAGTATTGTTGGTTGTGGTGTTGTTCTGGATTAAGGTTGTGTTGGATTTGGTAGATATTTCTATTAATGCTTTTGACTGCTCTTTTAATGCATCTTTTAATGTATCCTTCAACTCTGTTGATTGCTCTTTTAGAAGGTCTTTTAATTCTTTGTTTTCTTTTATTAGTTCCTTAACTAATTCAAATGTTATATTAATGTCGTTTTTTTCTACACTAACTACTGCGTTTTTATTAATAGTTTCTATATTACATTGTTTTTTATGTCTACATAACGCCATTCTATATGAGAACGATTCCTTACATAAATTACATTCATATGTCTTCACTAATGCATTAGGGACATTGGTTACTGTAGTTACGAAAGCAGTTACGTTCCGTTTATGTTTAGTAGTATTTTCATGTTTTCCATAATCTTTTTTATTAGCAGTTATGTAGTTACAATATTCACAATTATATAATTTTTTGTTTTCAATAAGGGGATTTTGGGATAAATTTTTGGACATTTATAAAATAGAGTTACAAAAAAATCCTCCTAAATATTCCGCAAAGAACTGTTTAAAATATTATGCAGTCAAATGTTTTATTAAAAAACAGGATTTACAGCATTTCCGAGTAAAACGATACTTTTAATAAATTTCTCTGGCCAAAAATAAAAAATAGACAAAAATAAATGTCCAAAAATAAAAACGGACCCGATTTCTTTTCTTTGTTTCTTCTGTGACTATTTATTGTAAAACTATTTATTTTTATTTATAATTTCATTAAGATTGTTTATTATGTTCGCCAATGCAATAATTCGTTCTGTTGAATTAGCTAACGCTATTGATTGTTTATTGATGACGTTTTGCAATTCTTCATTTTTCTTTATTAATTCTGAAACAACATCACCATTCACTTGAGTAGTTTCAACCTTTTCATCTTTTTCCTTAATTTCATTCTCTTGATTGCATGTTTTACTATGTCTCCAACATGTAACTCTATTTCTAAATTTGTTATTGCATTTTTTACATAAATATGTCTCTTTTTTAACAGGAACAGTTGTGATTGGTGGTGGATTATTAATTGCGTTTAAATGTTTATTAGTAGCCTGATGTTTTTTATAATCTTTGAGATTGTCAGTATAATAGTTACATGTTTGACAGTGGTACTTTTTATTATCAATTATTGCGTTAGTTAATTCATTATTGTTTTCATCAATATTAAACGTAATGTTATTATCCAAATTATTCAAAATCGGTGTATTAGCTATATTATGTTTGTTGTTTTTATTTGGAAACGGTGGGCGACTATTTAAATTTGCATTTAATAAACTATAATAATGATGCTCTAATATTAAAGCATCAATTTTAGTATTACATTTCTGATTACATATTTCTACCATTTCCCAATTATCCCAACCACCATTTTTCCGTATACAATCGTATACTTTTAAATTGTAACCATCACTTTTTTCATTAATGCAGTTTATTTTATGTGCATACTTACGTTGTGTAAAGTTTGTAGTATGTCCAACATAAACGTCTTTAATATTTTTATCTTTACATACTATTTTGTAAACAATAGTATTATAATAATTGACACAGGTCTTTGGCATCTGTCTTATAATGTTATTGGACATATGTCTTTATCTTATTTATAGATAAATCCCTAAATGAAATCTTATAATTGACTTTTATCCCCATGTTGAATAATTTCTCAGTAAAACTATTTAATAAATAATAAAAACATAAAAATTAATTTATATTATATTGTAGATGAACATATTAAGAATTTTGTTATTCCTATTTGGAACCACAAGTATCGCATATTCAAATGATTTAGAAATTGTAAGGAGACGTGTACAGTCATCTATGAATTATGGAAGCGCAAATCAAAATAATTATCAATCCGGAATAGAATCCAAGAAGGGTTCTATGTCATACGGGTCGCAAAATACTGGCTCAACTGCTATTAAAAAACAATCGCATAATTCAATACAACATGGCTCTATGAAGTATAGCTCGCAAAAACATGGCTCTTATGCAATTAAAGGTCATGGATCCCAAAGGCACAGTTCCCAAGTGCACGGGTCCCAAAGGCACGGTTCCCAAGGGCACGGTTCCCAAGGGCACGGTTCCCAAAGGCACGGTTCCCAAAGGCACGGCTCAACCGCGCTTCACAAAGGTTCACACAAATATAATTCAGGAAGTCATGGTGGTTCAAATAAAAAATATATGTCTGCTTATGTGTTTAGCGCTACAAACTATGGTTCAAACAATAATAATTATTGTACAAAGACAAAGGGTAGTGGCACAAAAGGTAGCGCTCCACATTCTAGTTACATATATAACGCATTCGCCCCTACTCTAACACCAACTGAACAATTGCCACCTATATATACGCCACCTCCACCAACATACTTCCCGACATCTTATATGAATATGCCGAAGATACCTATTAGTTTTGAGAAAAACGACGATATAACAATACCCCCATTATCTCTATCGTTTCAAATAAAACAAGGTGGAAACGGTTGGTCGTCATATCCCGACCCTCCAACCGTGCTAACTAGTGCAGTATCCGCAGTTACAGGTCTAAACAAAAAATACATAAAAGACATGAGAGTATCTAGTCAGTCCAATCGCCGTAAATTATCTTCGCAATTCTATTTTTATTATAACATAACACTTCCTATTCAAGACGCAAACTTAGATAAAAACAATCAAGAGAAAATATATACAGCGATTGTTTATATTTTGCAATACTCAGTAGTTAGTGGTGCTTTCACTAATTATTTTAAGAACATCAGTTTGCCTATCAATATAACTAGTATGGCCGCAAGCCCATATATTATTGTTTATTCAGCAAAACCAGTTGTTCAATCAACAACAATAGAATCCACCAATAATAAATCCGACCCTACACTAATTTATTTCTATATAGTATTTGGAACATTAGTATTGGTTGCAGGTGCTTCTACTATTGCATATTTCGTGTATAAAAAAAGAAATATGAAAAACAATACAATCAACATCAGAGATAGTATCCCGAATCCAATGCAAAAACAGATTCAATTAGTAGCCAACTAATCCGCCGTATAATATACATTTCGCAGTCCGTATTTGTCAATACATTTATTTAAAAAACACTCACATTTCGCACAGGGTTTAGAGTTAATAAAACTCTCACATTTATCACCACGGCCAAACCGCATAACATACATATCCGCACCACGCAATTTACTTTTATCTCCAAGCACGCGAACCACATTCTCTTCCGCATGTATATTCCTAGGCTCTCTAATATAAGTATTATTAAACGTTTTGTTTTGAATACTTCGGTAACCAACGCGGTTTGTGGCTTCAGCAATTACTTTTCCACGCGATACAATCACTGCCACATGTAATAAATTATTTGCGTTTCTCATTTTCATTGTTTTAGGATCCTCCATAAATCTATCTAATATTTCTGTGATTTGGGAATTAGGCATGTATTTATACTACCCCAGTGTTTAAATAATTTTTTTAGGTGCTTATTATATAATGCTCAAATCTGTTCGTGAAGTATTAATTTCTATTGTTGCGTTATTAGTCTTAGATGGAATTTACATTTATTTAACACATAAAATATTTGCCGACCAAATTGTTAATATTCAGCGCGTAGTAATGACATTGAAACCTATGGGTGCCATAGTTTGCTATGCATTATTAGTGGCTGGCTTGAACTATTTTATTATACAACGTAATCGCTCTATTCCTGAGGCATTCTTCTTAGGTTTAGTAATTTATGGTGTTTACGATAGCACAAACTATGCCACATTAAAAAAATGGGAATCTAGCGTAGCTATTATGGATACATTATGGGGTGGCTCATTGTTTGCATTAACAACTGCGATTACTTATTATCTTGCCTAATTATTAGCTTAGGTTTAGTTATATATATAATGGTATTCGCAATAACAGGTTTGGGAATCCCTCCAAACTTTTCACAAAAGTCTTCAATAGATAACTGTTCTACAGGATAGTTACCTATCAATTTATCATGCAATTCTTTGGACTGTTCGTCTGGCTCTAGACCCCAATGGTGATAAAAGGCATCCAATAAATCATCATTTGGAAAATCAATATCCTGTTTTTCATCATTGGGTAGACCACCATAATCCTCAACAAGGTCTAGCCAATAAGGTGACTTAGAACCATAATATATCCAATGGTACCAAAGTTGTACTTGATAATCTTCGCAACTAGACTCAAACAATTCATTATATTGTCGGCGAATGGAATATTTACAAACCCGATTCAAATAGAGACGCGTTCTTCCTTTTTGAGGTAATATGGTAAGGTACTCTACTAAATCGGTTTCTTTAAACTGAATTATAAATTTCATTTTAGAGGGCTCATGAAGCATAGGTTTACAATCGTATCCTTTATACTCTTTCAAAAAGTGGCAGATTTGGTATTTGCGTGCACACAAAGTCAATACAATAGAACCAATCAAACACTCAGTCTTTTTTTGTGAGAACAACTTGTCTTCTATATCGGGGTTTTCTGACTTATAGTAGCTTTCATATATTTTTGTTAAGTATTCAAATGTATCTTTTTCATCGCCACTATAATACAATTCATATGCCCAAAAGAGTGCTTCTTTGGATTGCTTTTCTAACATAGCGATAAGTAGAGATTGTTGAACATCCATTTTAGAATAAAGATAACGGGTAAATACTAATTGGTCCATGTTGAGTTTTGTTATTTATTCTTACCATTTAAGATAAGAATAAATCAATTTTTTTGTTTATACCAGATGTCTACCATAGAAATACCACAAAATTAAAGACAAAATGCTACCAACAACATAACCATTGCCAGCACTAGTCAATGTCTTTCCCATTAAATAGTAAAACGCAATAGGGAACAAGACATAAGACAATAAAATATAAAAGGCCATCACGTACAAAAACGTTTGGAATTTAGACATATTTTTATTTATATATAATACAAATATAATAATGCAAAACAACGTCTAAATAAATCTATGGATCAGTAAAATCAAAGGTGTGAACAAACCTCTTATAAAACGACTTATAAGTATTTTGTAGCTTATCAAACCGCATATTGAACTTCCCATCCATAAAACGCTTATCAATATTCTCTACAATAACCTTATCTTGTAACATAGTATTCCACATCAAATCCTCCGATATTTTATCACCTATGGGATTCTGCATAAAGTTACGGTAGGTCTTCACAAAAAGCACGCTCTTATCATCGCTTACGGGTAGAGCAAACGTAATAACCGTACTAACGAATTCACCAAAAATTACACGGGCAACTGTGGTGTGCGGTAATATGAATTCATTCTCAATTGTGAGATTTTTAATACCATAGTATTTGCGGGCAAGCGAATTTTCACCAGCCTCATATGCATACGACGTCTTGTAGTGATGGGGGCCTACCAATCTGGGTGGGTGGTTCTCAATCGGCGCAGGGTTCTTCGCATTACCAAAAGTATGCACAAACCCAATATGCATAACATCCAATGAATTTTCACTTAAAATACGGGAATAACAATTAAAATTCATCTTTAAAAACACAACAGAATCATTACGCGCAACTTCTTCTTCTACGAATATGTTATCTTCCATAACAATATCAGTGAGATTTGCAACTAGGTCCGAATACGTATTCAAATATACCCAACCATGTTTCTCAACAATCTGATATTTTGAAACATCGTAGATAGGTGATGGGCGAAAGCAGATTCCGGGTACTTTTGCTAATGTGCCATTGGAATCAAACTCATAACCATGGTAAGGACAAACGATATTATTATTGCATATTTTTCCCTTAGAAAGCGAAGCACCTTTATGTGAGCACACATCGTCTAATGCAACATAAGAGCCATTCGTATTTTTCCATACCACATAATTTTTATTCCATACAGTTACTTTTTGTGGTTTATTAACTACAAAATCTGAATCTATACCAACAACGTACCATTGTAAGTCATATTTGTGTTGGTCTGTAAGCTCATGGTAATCAAGTTTAGGATAATCAATAATTTTGGGTATTCCTGCAGATTCTTGTGACATAGTCAATGCTTTACGAACCATATTGGGCAGAATAATGCCAAAAGATCCTACATGTTTTAAAATCCATAACAATGGAAATAGAAATTTCAAGTTCATTATAATATATTGTATAAATATCTTTATTTTATTTCGTTAATATATAAAATGGGAAAATCAATAACACGAAAATCAAAATCTCTGAATAGAAAAAGTAGAAATGCGCAATCAAGCACAAAGACAAACATTAGAAAAACAAAGCATAATCGTAGTGAAAAAACCGTCAGTAATGATAAAAAATCGCACCTAGTGCATGTTTTCTTTGAGATGCTGAACACTGTAAAATTATATCATTGGAAAACCAAATCTTATGCACAACATAAAGCTACCGATGAATTATATGAACGTTTAAATGAGAACATTGATAAATTTGTAGAGGTCTTGCTAGGGAAAGACGAAAGCCGTATTAAGATGATAGAGAAAAGAATAACTGTTGTTGATTATTCAAACGTATCAGATTTCAAAGAGAAGATTTATAAATATCGCGATTTCTTGACCGGACTTAACAATCATTTTAATGAGAAAAAGGATTCTGATTTATTAAGTATTCGCGACGATATATTGGTAGACATTAATCAGTTCTTGTACTTGATGACATTTTCATAATACGTTTTATTTTTTGTATTCTTGCATTAGCCCATGTAAACTTGGTACCCTGTTAAGACCATGTGGCCATCTTCCATATACCTCTCTATGACGTAGATTTGCCAAGTTCCGTCTTCCTCTAATCACCCTTTTACGTTGTTGATATGTTTTTCTCCAATGCCTCTGCACGAGTCTTATCCAATGTGTCTTCAAAACCACAGAATAAGTACCATCTTCTAAAATACAAAGTTTCATAATATGAACCTTTGCGTTTTCTACGCGAACAATACTATATTCTGCCAAATAACGGCGAATCCTTTCAAACCCATATTGAAAGAACACAAAAGGCGAAACAGAATTTATCATCAATAACACATCACGATTGTCCGTATATGTGCGTTTCGTTAAACCAATATAATAATGGTCATGTTCTTTTTCACTATATACATGATGCGAGTCATCTTGATAAATTTCATCATGCTCCCAATCATTGGGTAAAACATCAAATTCTTCAAAGTCATTGTCGGAATCACTGTCACTTTCATGGTCGGTCCCACTATTTGATGAAATTTCAGAACCATTCAAATCATTTACAAAGACAATAGTTGAGTCAGAATCAATACTGTTAGAATCATTATCTGAATCATAATCTACCATTATAGATACATAAGTCGTTTATTTTATTTACGAATTTTAGTTAACAATATTAATCAATTTTTTTGTCTACTTACTATATATATGTCAACTTATAACACAACGGATAAAGACATACCAGTTCCGACAATAACGTCAGGGGTTCCGTTAGTTCCTAAGCCGCCGGAAAATCCACCAACAACAGGATTAGGCGCAACATCAATAAAAGAAAAAATAGAAATTAAAGTTAATCCTGTGCAATATTATGTGAAAGCATCGTTTATGATTACATATATATTGCTATTAACAACAGCAACCGTTACTTTTATAGAAGCAATGAGAACAAATGTGGCGGCCGTCCGCCATATACTCAATTTAGAAACATGCGTTTCTGTAGTTGCCGGTTATTTCTATTCTATTTTTGTAACCCAAATAGAAGGCTACAGCAAAGAAGGTAAAGAAGTAGATTGGTCCGATATAACTAAAACACGTTATGTAGATTGGACAATAACAACGCCTTTAATGATTCTTGTTTTATGTATTGTAATGGGTAGTAATATTGGTGTAAAAATAGGTCTCCGAGCTTTAACATTATTAATAGCTCTAGATATTTCTATGTTGGCGTTTGGATATATGGGTGAAGCAAATATATTAAGTAGAAACGTAGCCACATTACTTGGATTCATTCCCTTCACAATAATGTTTTATTTAATATATGCGTGGTTTATCGCACCCAAATATGTCTTTGCTAATATGGCGTTATTTATGACATACGTGGTATTATGGGCATTGTATGGTCTAGTGTATTTGTTACCAGAGACATATAAAAATATTACCATGAATGTATTAGACTGTATTGCCAAATGTTTTGTAGGTATTGGATTATGGTTATATTATAGCAAAATGGTTGCAATATACTAGTAAGTTTTACAAATCCACGAAGAATCCCTTAAATGCTTTCATTATCATTTCTTCGTTTATATTGATTCCTTGTTGCCTAGAAAACTGGGCTAGCATATCTGTAATCGTCTTTGTGCTAGGTTGCGCTTGTTTCTGCGCTTCAATCTTCTCATTCAGTAGGTGAATAGACTTATGAATAATTTCAAACACAAACATATATTCTTCGTTTTTCTTTTTTTGTTCTTCTGCCCTTTTAGTTTCTTTTTCTAGTAATATTTGGCTTTGGTGGCCTCCTCTATGCCATTTTAGCCACGCTTCGCTAGGAGCTTCTTCGCGTCCAGGGTCGTTCGGCTTTTTATATTTTTCTGCAACGTTTTCAAGTTCTCGCTTTTCTTTGATAAATGTTTCCAAAGCAACCAAACATTTATCCATATCTTCTAGGCTATCACATGTCTCACATTCCTTAGCAAAATGCCCGACTTTTCCACATACAAAGCATTTATTTTTAGCACTATTACTCATTTTCTCTAACATCTTCACTGTAGCCTCATCTAGAACTTCTTCACAAAATGACCCACCACGAACATTTTCAATCCCATACTTATCCATGTATATTCTAGTATACTTATCTTCGTCATAATCATCACAGTCGTTAATCAACTCTAGAACACGAACAGGACTGTATTTACGAGTCCATACAGCACCACCCGAATGAAAATGCTGCTCTATTCTGAAACCAGGATTATTTGTTTTTCCGACATAATACTTTCCGCCCACCAATTCCAAAACATAAATGTGAACCATTTCTTCTTTATGTTATAAAAAAATAAATATTGTTTTGGTTTCAATTTTTTGTTATATTATAAACATGAAAGGAAGGTTCTAAAGGAAACCATGGGTTTCCTTTATACGTAGAGACTCTGTGAAGTCAACACATATTTCAAGACCATCCCTTCAATTTGGCTCAATTTATACATTAAATCAATTGCACCAAGTATTTCACATACATTTATCAACTCCTTAGAAACAGTAACAATCTTCATCATAGCCTTCGTAAAATCACCAATAGAAATCTCCTTTTCTGAAATCACAGATTGAATAAAAGACTTACACTCTTCTTCGGTTTGACAATCGCACCAATCCATAGAATACTGAATCATATCAAATATCATAGCGTTTTCATATCTTAATCCTGTGCGAACATCCAATAAATTCTCTTTGGCTTCATAAGACCCATATAGTGCTACCAAATCTTGAATGGTTTTCTTCAATAAATAGTCATCAATGAGTGGAATACTAGAGCGTTGGTCAGAAGGAATCTTCACATCCGTAAAACACGAGAACAGCCCCACCAATTGTTTTGGCGTAAAGTCTGAGAAATATCCATTCTCGCTCATGATTTTGCTGATAGGCAGGGGATGAATTTCGGCAATATTGGATGCAATAACCCCCAACATCGTGAGTTCATATTCTTCACCAACAGTATTCAGATGTCCATGTTCAACCATAATTTGGCACACTGCATCTGTCTGACTCTTAATAAACTGCTCCATATATTCAATAGAATCCTTTTGCTTATTATATTCTGAGTCCATTGCGACCAGCTCTTTTGCCTTCTGGACATCCTCAATAAGGGTCCGATATTCATTTCTGAACTTATCCATTTCACGTTCAATATCCTTACGCTTTTTATTGACAGCACCATTCAACCTGACCTCTAAATCAATATATTGCTCACGGACATCTTTGGGTGTCTTGCTCAATTCAAGAGTTTGCCACTTCTTATTTAGTTTTACAGACAGTTCTTCCATATAGTTCTTATCACTAACAATAGATTTTTGTATCTCATTACGAATCATACTCTTTTCAGAGAACTTATCAAACCCACATGTCTGACCATTTTTCAACAGATTCAAAATCAGACTATACGAAATATGGAACTTAGATACCAGCTTTTGTGGAACACCACCCAATATTGTCTTATAGTCATTCAATGTTGGCACATCAAATAGATTATTACAATGGACGACATGGCCAACTGTATCAATACCGCGGCGACCTGCTCTCCCAGCCATCTGCGTATATTCATGCGCCATCAAATACCTTTCACCATTTCCATCAAACTTTGTCAGACTAGTAAATATAGCGGTTCGGATAGGACAATCTAGGCCAATCGCGAAAGACTCCGTAGCAAAGAGCATCTTAATATACTTTTTGGAAATCATGAGCTCTACAATCTCACGCAGAATTGGAATCATACCTGAATGGTGGATACCGATGCCCTTTTCCAACAAACTCACAACCTGATTATATTCAGGTAACTGCAAATACTCATGGTAATTGGGAAGCTTGCGAACAATCTGCTCACATTCTCTGCGAACAATATAGCCGACTTTGCTATCGTCCTCCAGAAGAGGCACAGTAATATCTTTGGCGCACAATTCAACATGTTTACGCGAAAACACGAAGGCAATGGCGGGGAGCATATCATGGTCGCGCAAGAACAGCGCAAGTTGATTCAAAACATTTTTGCGCTTCATGTCAACGTAGTTATTGTCTAGGAGCTCGCGGACCTTTACGATGTTGCGATAGCCAGTATCATTGAAACCACCCTTATGGTCTTGGAGAGGAATTAATTTGTTTGTTGTATCGCGAATAAACTGTTGAGTGGTTTTGTCGCGAACTACCTTGAAAATGGCTTCTACCGTAGTTAGGAATCCATAGTGTGAAAGTGGGACGACACGGTGATTAGTACTAGCCAACGCAACATGTTTACTATCAGAACCCTCTAACTCGGACTTGCTATGCCCTTCAGAACCCTCCTCTTTACTATGTCTCTTTTCAATCCATTCTGCAAACCCAGCTGGATTGTCAATCGTTGCAGACAAGAGAACCATTTGGATATGGGGCGGAAGCATCAATATAGTCTTCTCCCATACCTGACCACGCTCTTTATCATTAATATAATGAACTTCATCAAAGACAACACATCCCAAATCCTTCTGAACATCTATCTGAAACTGCAGAGGGAACCCATGGTTCCCCCTTACCCCCTCCTTAGAATCAGACTCATTATTAGATAGGAGGGGGTAAGGGGGAACCTTAGGTTCCCCCTGGAAGAGGTAATTCATCAAAATCTCAGTAGTCATAATCAAAACATCAGCATCAGGATTAGTCTTAATATCACCTGTCAATAATCCAAACGAAATATCAGGATATTTTTTAGTAAATTCATAATATTTTTGATTAGAGAGAGCCTTGATAGGACTGGTATAAATTACCTTTTTCCCAAGACTAGCAAAATGCTGGATTGCAAACTCTGCTGGAAGAGTTTTACCGCTCCCTGTATGCGCAGTAACCAAAACATGATGTCCTTCAATGATAGCTTCAAGTGCATGCTTTTGAAAAGGGCTAAGAGGGTACGGGAACCTATTAAAATAATCCGCATATTTCTCATCTTGTTCAGTAGGGTATTCATTGGAGCAAATTTTAACCATGACGTAATAAATATAATATTAACTGTTTATTATAGTTATTCAATCAATTTTTTACACCTTTGCACATTCAAAACGCCCACTTCGTGGGCAGTTATGAGTGAGCGAGGTGATACTGATTGCGCATTTTAAATGCGCAATGGTGTAAAGGAAACCGACGGTTTCCTTTTTTCCGTAGGTTCCTTCCCTTTTCTGTTAACTAAAATGCTAACATTTTGCATCAGTAAGCTCATTGCTATCATTCTCCAATCTACTGTAGTGAATACACTCACCAAGAGTAAAATACGAAATCGCAGCAGAAATACCAAGAAGACATAAACATACACCAGCACAATCACACATTTTTATAAAACTAATATATAATACAATTTATATTACATATTACTAAACATCCCGCAGCATATATCTAGTGAATTACAATTGTAACTAAAAACAGTAAAAAACTCAGTACTCTTTAATCCTAGCAATCTTGGCGCTATGGTCTTGCGTATTAAACGCCGAGTTTTGATGCACCCTATGTTTCACCAATACATCCTCAAAATTATAAAAACGCTTGTTGGCCCTACGCAATCTAGTCCAAAGTTCATAATCTTCCACACCAGCAAATTCTTCCTTCCACAAACCAAGTTCCTTTCTCAACACAGCACTGCTATTAATGACAGGATTCACCAATTTAAAATTAAAATCACTGAAGTCACCATCTGGTATTTGGGGAATCACACCTTCCAGGTTCTCAAAATAAACACACTTTGAGCCAACTACATCGTATTGGTTTTGGTTTAATAGCTCTGACTGAACAGCAAGCTTTGTCGGTAACCAAATATCATCCACATCCAAAATCGCAACATAATCGTAGTTACAATATTGAATCACATGGTTCAATGTATTCGCCTTGCCCTTTATGTCATGAAAATCATAAACACGAATGCGGTTATCAATATCGGCATAATCTCTTGCAATTTTATATGTAAACGAATCGGGCTCATGGCCGTTTACAGCAATAATAAGTTCCCAGTTTTGAAATGTCTGACTCAAAACAGATTCAACAGATTCGCTGATATATTCTATACCATTATACACGGGCATTAAGATGCTAATCATTTTACGTAAATATATACAAACAATGGTGTATATCTTTATTTGATTTTGTGAATAAAGATTATTATGGAATGATTACACTTTCATCAAAAGGATTTTGGCTTAATCTAACTACATTAATATTGTCATAACAGAATTTGCCTATTTGTAAAGTACAATATGTTCTATGGTCAACGACATTAAATTCCTTATTGTTGTAATATAAAAATCCCCGAGATAATCTATCTTTATAATGTGTAAAAAACATATTTACCTGCTTATCGTTATGAATAAAACTCCGGTGAATCATGAAATAATCTTGGGAACTCATTATCAAATTAGATTCGCAATTATATAAATTTTCTTCTTTCAAATTATGACCAATGTCCAATAATATTGGCAAAAATTCATTATCCCCCCAACTTAATACGACTCTCTGCAACATATATATATATTACATATATTATGTAAAAGTGTTTATATTGGTTTCCTTTTTATTCTATTAATTCCATACCTGATAATTCTTTCATCATACGTTTACTGGTTGTTTCTACTAAGAGCCCATTCGCATAAATACCATAGTTCCAATAATAATTCTCATTTTCTAAGGCAAGATGCCAAATATTATGGATACCTTCACTAGCATAGGGGTGAGCACGGGGATCTAGACAAGCAATTAAACGGTATTTATCGTCAGTAATATAGATATCTCCTGTATAAGCGATGGATTTTTCACGTTGTTCCTCTGTGAGTTCGTCTACTAAAATAGAGTGGCATCCAGTGAGAATGAGGTCTTCTGTTAATTCGGGATATTGATTGTGGCTGAGTCTATAGAGACGGTTTTTACTATGAAGGGAATGACCAGGATTATACATTTTAGAGTGGCCAATCATATCTACAGGAACGTAGCCATTCAAACGTGTTTTAACTAATGTTCCTTTGCGAATAGTTTCAATAGGCACATAGGTTTCTTGGCCATCAATGGAACAAAGAATCTTAGAACCTTCTAGGAAACAAATAATTGGCAAATAAAGTTGTGCATTAATCGTCCATCCTTTTGCAACTAATGCATTATATCCAGATTGGCCGTTTTGATTATATATAGCTTGGGGTGCGTCTAATGTAACGCCACTTTGGACATTAAGTGTGGACCAACTATTTAATACCTTATCTAAATTTGTAATCGTTTCATCAGGTGAAAAAGCAGTTGCTCCATCAAGCATACCAGTCATAATTGTAACATTAGAAACATCCCAATTACTAATGTCTTGATTAAATCCGGAAACACCTTTAAACATATTATTCATGTTTGTAACATTAGAAACATTCCAACTACTAATATCGTTGTTAAATCCATAAGCAAACATAAACATATTACTCATGTTTGTGACGTTCATTGTTCCAGTTCCAGCACTCCAAGATAAAGCATTACTAAGACCTCCATTATAAAACGAACCAGCGCTATAAAACATATAGCTCATGTCAGTAACACTGCTTACATTCCAACTACTGATGTCTTGATTAAATGAATAAGCATACATAAACATATAGCTCATGTTAGTAACACTGCTTACAATCCAACTACTGATGTCTTGATTAAAAGCCGATGTGTTCCTAAACATATAGCTCATATTCGTAACACTGGAAACATTCCAACTACCTATAGGTTGATTAAATAATGTTGCTCCATTAAACATCTCAGTCATATTAGTAATATTGGAAACGTCCCAACCACTGATATCTTGATTAAATGAAGATGCGTCTCGAAACATTCCAAAGCTATCATTAAAATTTGCAGTTTTTGAACCCCAATTTAAAGCAACACCACCATTGTTAAATGCTGTTGCACCACTAAACATATAAGTTGTTCTAGTAACATTATCAATATTCCAACTACTAATATCTTGATTGAAAGCATTAGTATTATAAAACATAGATGCAATATCATGAACGTTGGAAAAATCCCAACCACTGATATCTTGGTTAAATATATTACAGCCACAGAACAACGCATACATATTTGTAATAGTAGAAGTAAGAGGTAAACTGGTAGGAACACTTATTAAATTAATGGCATTAAAAAAGGCACCCCCTAAATCTGTCAACCCAATTTCACCAAAACTCGTGCACTGTGTTAAATATAGTGCTCCAGTTCCAGTATTATTTTGATAACTTAAACTAGTAACACCTGAACCCAAGACACTAACAGTATATGTTCCAGAATTCGTAAAAGTATGATTCTTAGAACCATCTGTACTTGTGTTTCCATCACCCCAATCTATAGAAGTAATAGTACCGTCAGAAATGGGTAAAACCAATTCAAAGCCAGATACAGTTATATCATAAACAAGAACCAAAGGACTTGGACTAGACATTTATATATAACACTAACATTATTTACAACAATAACCTCTGAAATAGAAACCAATTATCATACCGCAAATCTTCTTCCTTACACAGCGCAAAGTGCTCCAAATCTGATAACACACAATCCGCTACAATAATCTGGTCGTCTTTCACTAAATAGCCGTGTTTAAAATACAGTGTCAGTTTCTGGTCCATCGTATTACGCCACCATTCTACCCTAGATTTATGACAAATAAAAAATCCACCTGCAATAGAAACTTGATGTGCTGGAATTGGCATTTTTGGCAAACCCAATTCATTTTTATCATTCACAATATTAGCAAGCATATTCATATATTCGTCATTGTTATTGACACACGCATAATATATTTTGTTAATATCAAGCAGTGTTATTTTATTTGAGTTGGGCCAATTCACCAATTGTTCCCGAGATAAATCATTTTCTCGCCCACGAAAATACCCAATATCACACCAACCATAGAAATCCGTGTCAAAATATTTATTCACCATGGTTTGATGAACAAAATGTATTTTCTCGGACCACAACATATTCAATTTCCAATCTACGCGGTCACGTAATAGATAATTCTTTTCATGATTGAGAATCCATTCTGACCTGTACTTATACGTATAAAATTGGTTGTGGGGTTTAATAATGATTTTAATACGTGGATTATCATCGTAGCGTTCTAACAACTTGAACCCTTCATACTCACAGTAGACTACTAGATTATAATTATTAACATTAGAAAGCATATTATCTATCCATTGGTAATAGACAGAGGGGTCAAATTTGGCTTTAAAATTATACCAGCATGTTGAGAAAGTAATGGACATTTCTATTAATATGACAAAATGTTTTTATATAAATTATTTTGTTTATATAAAAGATGTAGACATTGTATAATTTTTAATGCGTTATAATATATACATATAGTTTATATGGTAACTTGCTATTATATTTTGAGCGATGAAGCTAAAACAAAATATTCTACAAATCTGTCCGGATGTAATTGTGTTGAAGGAAATAGAGACGAGTTGGTAGAGCAAATTCAAAAGGATAAAGAATTTTGCAGGGATCAAGAAGCAATTAATCACGAATATTTTTGTGACACTCTTAAAACGGAAACCGTTATCTATATAAAAAATGATGAAAACAATATTTTAGGTGCTTGTTCTATTTATTTATCCGAATTTATTAAAATTATTGGTATATGTGTCCCCCACTATAAAGAAGGCAGTATAAAAGGTATTGGAACATTATTACTTGATAATGTAAAATGTATCGGGAAATTAATAGGTGCAAAACATATAACTCTTATGATAAACTCAAGCGGACCATTAGAATTTTATACACAAAATGGATTTGAAAAATTAACAACCTTCAAAGAAGATGAATATGATATAGATGTTAATGATACTGAACATGCTATTATGATATATAAATTTCCAGCAACAACAAAAGAAGTAGGAATAATAAAAGTAAAAAGTAGGAATAATAAAAGCAAAAAGAGACCAAGAAAAATTGCCAAAAAAAAAGGAAAAACTAATAAAAGAAAATGAACAAAGTTCCAGAATATTAGCTTTATCTGCCGTTTGATGGTGTTACCAACCCCTTACTACTTTTCTTCATAGTCTTAGCTCGGCGACTGCTCTTTGCCTTTTTCGTCAAGACACATTCAAAATCCATATTACGGTAATATCCAGGTTTGCATTTTCTACTTATTTTCTTTTTATAAGGATTCCATTCCAAAGTATTCATTTTTCGCACTTTTTCAATAGGATAAACTTTGTTAATAATTTTCAACATCTCTTTTATTTTTAAATAATCGGCATTAATAGTGGGATCAATATTATTACGCAAATATAAAGAAATAGCATATCTGAACCAACGATTTTCTATTAAAACCTCATCACCAGTTAATGAATAACTAGTAGAAAATTTATCATATTCAGCATCTTTCAACCAATCTTCTTCATTGGATTCCAAATATTTAAAATAGGATTTTACAGAATATAGCGGATTTCCATAATTTTCATCCGTTTCAGGTAAATCTTTAATATAAAAGTCTTTTCCGTATTTATATTTGCCTTTTACATAATCATCTTTATAATTTGGATTTTTAGCCCCATCCTTTAATTCATTCATAAAAAAAGGGGCTAGCACTTCGGTATTCTCAAATAAAGTCTGGGCTTCTGCCATGCCATCCAGCTCATATTCTTCCTCAAATATTTCTTTAATGCGTTCATATAAACCATAATTACCATGTCTAGAATTAAGAGCCAAATGATCTTTTAAATAATCTTTACCACTCATAATATTAATATGACCTTTGAAAAACATAAATAACTTGTAAATAATTAAAAAAACATAGAGTTTTAATATTTTACCAGTCCCAGTACTAGTATTAATATTATTTTCAGAAACTTCGGTATATTTTTTAAACAAATCCTCTGTGATTTTCTCAATTAATTCAAGGTTTTTATATTGTGCCTTTTGTGAAGAAATTGATGATTTACCTACTGTATATTCAGGTGAGGGTTTAAAGAGCTCTTTCATAATTTCCAGTGCGTCCCCTGCTTTGCATCTGAATGTCATCTGTGGAGCAAAAACAACATCAGATATTGTTTCTAATTTAACCTCGCCATTTTCATTTAATGTATCAACACTATCATATGTTTGCATATAATATAAATTTGTATTGGCTTTATGATAAAGAATTCGGTTTCCTTCTAAGTATCCTATTGGTTTAAGACCTGGTTTCCCCTCATCAATTAGTAATGTTCCTTCTATTGATTTAAGATTACCGAAATGATCAACTATTCTACTAATAGCATCCATAAAAGTATCAACAATAACGTTTGCATTATCTTTTTTAGGATTATAATAGGTAATAACAAATTCTACACCGGAAAAAGTATCACAAGCTTCTTTTTTAGCTATTTTTTCAGTAAATTTTATATCAAATAATTTTCCCCTTTTGGTTTTAAAATAATACATATCGTTTTTAGATTTGTCTACATCATCGCAGAAACTTTTTAACATAGCAGAGAATGGCCCATCTGCTAAATCGTTAGTAACTTGAAATTGGACAGAATTATGGTTATCATCTTTGCGATATTCATAAAAATAATCCAAATAACCATCGTTTTCTTTCTTTGCCCATTTTTCTAATAAAATATCTCTCTCATAATCCTCAAGTTCATCTTCGCCTAATTCTTCAGGAGGATTCATTTCTGCATATTCTTCATCTATTTTAGCTACATCTACACCAATAGGAATTCTTACAGAAATATAATTATCATCTATTCTTTTAATACTTTCTCTCTCTTCCCTTTCAGGTAATACTCTTGGAGCTATATCTGAATTAATAAGAGTTTTCTTATTGTGATGCAAAGATAATTTTGATATTTCACTGGTTTCAAATTCATATCCTAAACTAATTATTTTTTTAAATATTGCTGTAGAATTTAAGTTACCTCCTTTCATCTATACATTAAAAAGATAAATAATTCTAAGGGGGAACCTACCCGCGCAACTTTCACGGAACCTACAGTTCATTCTTTTTCCCATTCTTTCACGATAACTTATATAATTCCTTAACAGATTGAGTTCGTTTAAGAGCATTTCTGGCTGCATGTTGTTGTTGTAACCTTAAAATATCCAGTGTTGTTATAATAGATTTATTCATATACATAAATGTACATGAATTTGTAGTTAAGATTCGCGATGAACTAAAACATTTACCATTTCCACACACAATAAGAATATTTTCAGTTGGTAACATTTTTATATACATAGCATAGATTATGAAAATAACATCAATTTTTTTGAAGGGAACCAAGGTTCCCTTCTGAACCCTCCTTAAAATAAATAGTTACTATAAAATTTTTATATTCAGATACTATATATTTTAGACGAAATGGATTTGCAAAATAGAGATGATAAAATATTAGGTGTTCCAGTAGGTGTATATTATGGACAAAATGAAAGAGTAGATGAATTAAATGATAGAATGGAAACTCGCCAATTCCCCGATTCACCATTACAACCCAATTTTGACCCACGCTCTGTCCCTACAAAGTATTCCAAATTCCCGATTATCAATCGCCGTAAAACTATGAACGAGCCCGTTATCCCCTATTTGGATTATAATCAAACTATAAATTTCAATCCTGGAACACACCGCGCTCCTCCTTCTGGTTTTCTTAACAATATAGACACGGAGACTATTTTGAGAAACCAAACATTTGCTTTACAGCGTGGTGGAGAACAAGGTGTTTATATACCATCTAGCCAAAGTGATTTATATAATTTACGCATACCTAAAGGTAGTCAAAATGAACCACAACCTCACCCTGACCTTTTCAAGAAGACAATACTTGACCAAAGACCACATCCCAATGTCCAAGACAATATTATTGGACGCGACCGATTTTTTAATCATACTCGCACGCAATTACGTGGATTAGATAACTAGTTAATTATACGAATGTTTACTAAATTTGCATTATATAAAACAACATATTTAAGGGAGGGGGTAAGGGGGGAACCGTTGGTTCCCCCTTAAGAATATATCATAATATTATATATGCTTAAGTATCTAACAAATATAGTAACAACGACTAATCCGAATTTATTTTATTTGCAACTTTTATTGATTTTAGCAATAGTTTTTTTAGCCATTTATCTATACAAAGTTAGCGAATCACCATATGCAAAAAAACGTAGAGAGCAAGAAGGATTTACGCAAGAACAACCCTATGTGTTAAAACAAAACCAACATGTATATGATGATTTTTATGCACAACTCTACGATGGCGTAAATAACCGTGACAAAATATGCCAACGCGAACTCTTCCAAATCGTTAAAATGACGGAGCCCACAACAGCCAATAGTGTATTTTTAGAAGTCGGCTCTGCTACAGGAACCGTATTAAAACATTTGGCGAACGCAGGATATACTGCATATGGTATAGATAAATCCGAAGCAATGGTAACACATACTGAGACGAAATATCCTGATTTGAATGTGAAATCAGCAGATGTATTAGACCCAATGACTTATGAAAATGGTGTGTTCACTCACGTATTATGTTTGAATTTTACGATTTATGAATTTGATAACAAACGCCAGTTCTTCAGTAACTGTTATTATTGGATGAAACCAAATTCCTACTTGATTTTGCATTTAGTAAACCCGACGAAATTCAGCACCAGAAAGTATTTGAAATTTAAAGGGTTAACGAGTAGACTTTTTGATAATCTTTTGCCAGAGACTGGCGTAGAGCCTAGAGAAACAGAATTGAACGCTGAATTTGAGGATTGCAAATATCATGAGAAATATGAGGAAGGTGCTGATAAAAAAACAGTTACATTTACGCAAATGTTTACAGATAATATTACTAAGAATATCAGACAAAATGAACAGACATTAAAGATGGAAACAATAGACGAGATATTGGATGTTGCCAAAAAGTGTGGATTTATTGTTCATGCAAAGACATCTATGAAAGGATGTAATGGAGACGCTAATCAATATTTGTATGTTCTAGAAAGATCTATGTAAATATGCTTTAGAAATAGAGATAAAGCGACTATTATAAATTATATAATGAAACTATTGTCGTTTGGTCTACTATTATTACTTGTTTCTAATACTGAATCTACCCGTATACTACCAAGGAAATTATGCAAAGATTGTAAATTTTTCATAGCACACAAAAAGGAATGCGCATTGTTTGGAGATACTGATTTAGTGAATGGTAAACATGACTATAATTATGCTAAGAATGCAAGAAATAATAACGATAAATGCGGTGAAGATGCAAAGTTCTTTGAAGAGAACAATAATAAAATTATGACAGTTCCTTATTATTTTATATTGAATATTGCATCATATTGGCAACTGACACCAGTAATAGCTTTAGGTTTCTTTTATATAACCATGTTGTATAAATTAACACATCCTGAATAAAAAATGTTTTAGTAGGGTTCGGAGAGAAACCAATGTTCCCTTCTCAAAATATATTAATCAGATGATTGAATATATTTTATTAACAATATCATTAACCTATATCACAATTTATGCATATATTAAACTATCATTTCCTTTTTGGAATAATCAACCAGTTTTTCACACGTATGATTACTGGCGTTTTTTCTACTATACGCCATTTGTAGTGTATAAATATCGTCCTATGAAAACCAAATTCTGTGAATTCAACCAAATCAAAACCTATCAATATTTGGATTCAACCACACAACAGCGCAAAGATGTGTGTCAACTCTTACAATCTAACTATATATTGAACGATAGAATATTGATAACCACAACAGCTAAAGATTTAGACGCAGAATATACAGGACATAGTGAGCCAGCATTTTTATCTATTTACAGTGAGAAAAAATACGAATTTACTGCATTGCATAGACAAGTGGACCCGACCTTCGCCGAACAATACAACGATATCACAGAAGCATTGAAACCTATTGGTTGTGTCTTATCAAAACCAATCCATTTCTATTATAGAGAAAACATAGAGCATAATGTCTATACGCAAATGCCGATATACTACATAGACGTCATTTGTGCCAAACGTGAGTTAGACCAAAAGAAACTAAACAGACAATTATTACAAACTCACGAATATAATCAACGCTTTAAAAACCCGAATATATTATGTTCGCTCATTAAAAAAGAGATAGATTTATTTGATGGTGTAATACCGCTAATAGAATACAATACCTATGTGTTTTATTTACGGAACCTCACTTTTCCACCACTACCCGCCCATTTCCATATTACGCATATAGATATAGAACATACAGATATATTAACAGATTTTTTATATGAGCAAACTCACTTGGATCTAACGTTATCAAAAAAACATTTTGATATCATGGTTTTATCCGATATGGGGAATTTGATTGCTCTTATTAAACAGAATTTATTATATGCTTATTGTTTGAGAAATGGCTCGCACATTTATGGATTTTATTTCTTAAAAGACGCGAAAATGCAGTATGAAGATATTGACGGAGATACATTGCAATTAGTTGGTAGTGTTATGAACTGTGATAGTGTCAAGTTATTTTATGATGGACTCTTGCATAGTATGCATGATATTATAAAGAAGAGAAAAAGAAACTTGTCCCAATACAAAATGCTATTATTTGAGGCAATTGGCGATAATACAATATTGTTACAATTGTGGCGTGAGAGAAACACACCAGTGTTTACAAATAAAACCGCATATTATACGTTTAATTTAATTTATCCCAGGTCGCCGTTGCTGGCAGA